CTGTCCTTGGAGACTTGGCCTCGCTGGGGTTTGATGCAAGATGGGGTGTCGTATCAGCGTCAGACGTTGGTGCGCCGCACCAGCGAGACCGTATCTGGATTGTGGCGAACTCCACAGGCTCAAGAAGGGATGAGGGGGGTCTACAAGTCAAAAGAAGCAATGGATGCTCACTTAGATCGGGGTCATCAACTGAACCTGTCAAATCAAGTAGTCCATCGGCATTTATGGCCGACTCCAAGAAGTTGCAGCGCAATGGCAGCGACGATAACTCCAGAGTCTGCATGGGCAGAAAACCGATTTCCGAATTTGGAAACGGTTGTGGGGCGCAGGTTGTGGCCGACGCCGACAGCGCACAACGCAAAGGAAACAAACGCTCCAAGCGAACTGCAACGCAACACGCCGACATTAGCAGCTCAAGCTGGTGGGACGTTGAACCCGACGTGGGTCGAGTGGCTCATAGGGTGGCCGCTCGGGTGGACAGACTTAAAGCCATTGGCAATGGACAAGTACCAGCAGTGGCAGCAACAGCATGGAGTCTCCTCAAATGAAGAAACGTAACCCGGTAGTTCGGGACTTGATCCAGCGGCCTCCTCGTGGGGCCGGCAAGCACCGTGATCGGCGCAGGGAACTGCGAGAAAACGACAGCGGAAAAGAAATTAAAAATATTTTTGCAAAAGCCCCCACACGGGGGTTTTTTTATGTACTATCTGTCTACGGTCACTGATGATCGCAACACAGCGAAGGAAACAAAATGAGACTTTCAGACGTAATCAAGGCCCGTCAGAGCAAGCAGATCAGCGACGAGAAGCGCTGGGCCAAGGCCGATGCCGCCAAACCCCGCACTGACCTGCACCCGGCGATCGGCGTTATGATGACCGCGAAGGGCGTCAAGTACTACGCCTACGTCGGCGGCGTGTACCGCGAGGGTAGCCCTGAGCACCTGACCAACCTGCTGGTTGACTAACGAGAGGCCCTTCGGGGCCTTTTCCTTTTCTAACGAACCTTCAAGGCAACCTTCTTGGATCCTTGTTGGTTCCTTCATGGTTCCTTCATGGTTCCGGTAGGCTCTGGCGCACATTCAAAAAACCCTGTAAAATCAAGGCTTCACCGCAAAGAGACTGAAACTATGTCGGAAGCGACGAAAAAACCGCGAAAAACGAAGGCGATAACGCCAGCGCAGGCCGCAAAGATCGAGGGCGCGTTCGAGGCCGCAATGGCCGCTAAACGGGCTCAGGAGACGCTAGAAGCGTTCGGAGGTACTCAGGTACCAACCCAGCCCGCAAAGAAGCTAGGACGCCCGTCTAAGTGGACTCAAGAGATCGAGGATGACATCTGCGCTCGACTCTCTCGTGGGGAGCCACTAAGGGCTATCTGCAGGACTGAGGGATATCCGGAGTGGAATACGGTGTATGCGTGGATGGAGCGCCGCGAAGGCTTTTCGGAACGCGTCGCCCGCGCCCGGGAAAACGGGGTAGAAGCGATTGCCCAAGATACGCTAGCGATGATTGATGCGGAGCCGCGGTATGTCGAGGACGGCAAGGGCGGAACCCGCATAGATGCTGGGTATGTGCAATGGCTAAAACTCCGGACGGAGCAGCGGATGAAGTTATTAGCGTGCTGGAGCCCTAATCGATATGGCAACCGGGTTCAGGTGGCCGGGGATAAAGACAACCCGCTGCAGGTGAATATTCAGACCGCTGAGATGTTTGAGTCGATCCTGAAGAACGCCGAGATGACGAGGCAGATTGATGTGGAGCAATGAGTTGTGGCCGTTAAGCTGCCCGCAGACGTCGTTGCGATCTTAAAAGACCCCGAGACCAAGAAGAAGTTCCTGACGCTGCCGGTCGAGCAGCAAGTGGCTTGGGCGTGGCGCATGAGGTGGCTTCAGCAGGCGCACAAGCACCAGATCCTGCCCGCGGGTGACTGGTGGTCGGTCTGGCTGCTGCTGGCCGGCAGGGGCGCTGGGAAGACCCGTACGGCCGCGGAGCAGATCGGGTGGTGGTCACATACTCAACCCGGCACGCGATGGCTTGTAGCGGCTCCTACGAGCTCTGACGTGCGCTCTACTTGCTTCGAGGGTGACTCGGGGTTGATGTCCGTTATTCCGCAGCAGTTGATCGCGGACTACAACAAGGCGCTGCACGAGATCAAACTCACTAACGGATCGCTGATCAAAGGCATCCCGGCGTCGGAGCCAGAGCGCTTCCGGGGTCCGCAGTTCCACGGGGCTTGGTGCGATGAGCTAGCGGCGTGGGAGTATCTGCAGGAGGCGTGGGATCAGATCCAGTTTGGCGTCCGACTAGGAAAGCAGACGCGGATCATTTGCACTACCACCCCGCGGCCTAAAGACTTGATCATCGACCTGATCGGCCGGGACGGTGACGACGTCGCTGTTACGACTGCCTCGACGTACACCAACCTCGACAACCTATCGGCCAACTTCCGTAAGCAGATCCTGCAGTACGAGGGGACTACGCTAGGCCGGCAAGAGATCTACGCAGAGATCATCGATCCTGAAGAGTCCGGGATTGTGAAGCGGGATATGTTCAAGCTCTGGCCATCTGGCCGGGAGTTCCCCAAGTTTGAGTACATCATTCAGTCGTACGACGTAGCGACGTCGGAGAAGGTCCAGAACGACCCGACCGCCTGCATTACGTTCGGCGTATTCAAACCCCTCGATGGTCCGATGGCCGTGATGGTGATTGACTGCTGGCAGGAGCGGCTGCAGTACCCCGACTTGAGACCGAGGGTAGTCGAGGAGTACGGCGCGGTCTACGGGGAAGGGAAGGAGAAGAAGCGGGTTGACCTCCTGCTGATCGAGGACAAGTCCGCGGGGATCTCGCTGATTCAGGATCTGCAGAGGGCTCACTTGCCGATCCGGGCGTACAACCCCGGCAGGGCGGACAAGATGCAGAGGCTCAACATCGTGAGCCACATCATCGCTCGGGGCCGGGTATGGATCCCGGAGAGCAGCCAGAGGAAGGGATACGTTAGGGACTGGGCAGAGGGCTTTGTGAGCCAGATCTGCAGCTTCCCTGAGTCAACCCACGATGATTTTGTAGACGCGTGTACGCAGGCCCTGCGGTTCCTTCGGGACTCTGGTTGGCTCGAGGTGGATCCGCCGCCTGACGAGGACTGGGACGAGGACGATTACGTTGACAGCGGCCGATCCAGACGCAGAGAGAACCCGTACGCGCAATAAACCTGTCATGAGCGCCGGGGGGTCGGCGGGGTAAAATCCTCGTGGGCGACGTGCCCTACTCGAAGGAGGTGATCATGATTGGCGGTTTTTTTGAGGGCGACGAGAAGGCTCTGGCTACCCTAGCGGAGCGCATCGAGTTTGAGGCCGAGCACAACATTTCGGATTACTCAGAAGAGACGATTGAGCGTATGAATCTTGTTGTGACGCTGCTGCGTGCCGCTAGCGACATGGTCAAGCGCGTCGACTACCTGCTTAACGGTGACGAGGACGAGGACACCTTCCTTGCTTTGTGGAACGACCGTTTTGCCGCTGAGGAAGAGGAAGAGGAAGAGGCCGAAGAAGAAGTTGAAGAAGACGAGCAGACCGAGGACTAAAAGCTGCTCACGTCGATAAGTTGACCCCGGAAGTCCAGCATCCCTTCGGAGTGCTTCCGGGCAATCTCTGGCCAGAGAAGTTCCTTGTTACGGATTGTCAGGACCGCGAACCCGGACCGCCAGTTGGCTGGGTTGTCTTCCATGTAGTCAATGAATTGGGGTCCGTCTGTGTCCGCTAGCGTTCCGGTATCTACTCCCCAGCGAGTCCCGTTATAATCGTCAAATGGCGTCACCTTCAGAGAGTGCAGATGCCCGGTGATACACGAGGTTCCGGCATTGACGGTGTTGTTGTGGGTGGCGTGAATGCCGTTCTTGTAGCGGTGCTTGATTACGACATTGGGCACGGGCCAGCAGGTCCAGCAGGGGTGCCACTTCGGGAAGTGGTCCTTAAGGGAGAGCCCGGTAATGCCCTCAAACTCGGGCACAAACTCGCTTAGGCGCGATTCAAATCGAGAGTCATGGTTACCCAAGGGCCAGATCAATTGAGTGTGATGGCGGGCCTTGTGGCAGGCGTCCTCGATTTCTTTCATTGCTTCTTTGCAGGCCTCAAGTTCCTGCTTCACACTGGGCCGCTGCTGCCACCCTGACCTCGGGTATCTGCTGATTGAGGCGCCATCGAATATGTCTCCGTTAGCGACTACCATTACTGGCTTGAGCTCGGCGATGGCCCAGAGCAGACCTTTAAAGGCGGTAGTGCGGATGCCCGGCCAGAAGTGGGCGTCGGAGAATACGAGGATGGTTCCGTCGATCATGCCGCCCTGATGCCGGGCCTTAACGAGATGAAGGCTAGGCCGAGTGAACATGGGGTTAGGCCTCTCGGCGGTCAGTTGTATGCGGTACTTGAGCTCAAGGGTTTTGCGTTTGTGGTGGACGGTGCGGACCGGCATTCCGGTTTCGTCTGCGATCTTCTGGGGGCTGCGATACCGCTCCCAGAGTTGAATGAACTCGTCGTCGGTAACTTTCATAGCGTGCCCAGTGATAGTGCAGACCGCTAAATACCAGAGTATTGTTACGGCGTCTAGCACTAAACGAAGAACAAAGCGCTTGCTGATTTTGATTTAGTGCAGTACCTTTGCGGAGTTGGCCGTGGAAAGCCAGAGAGCCGCTAAGAAAGATCCCGCCCCGCAAGGGGGCGCGTCCAAAAGACGTGTTTCCACCGGGGTCTTCCTTAGCGGTTTTTTTATTCCCTGCGGTTTTCCGTACCCTCCGCGTTAGCAGAGCACCTAGATGGGTGGCCGGGGAGAGAACATAGGCTCGCGTACACCCGTTGTAGCCTCGCGGCGTTCCAGAGCGACCGTACAAGACGGAGGTTCCCCAGCGTGACTTGGGACACCATCGAGTGAATCTGGCGTCAAGCGTGTGCTGGGAAGGAATCCAGAGAGAATCCCTCCGGGCAGAGATGACCCTTCGGGTAGGAAAGAATCCGGGCGTGTCACCTTGGGCGACCTATGTGTAAAGTTTAATGACTTGACAACGTAGTCGGGTTATGATGGCGGGTAATCTGCAAAGGAAACAGATATGCCCGGCAACCCGGTAAGGCCAAAGCCAGAGCGTGATCTAAGCGCGATTCCCGGAACTTTATCCCCTGAAGAGAACAGGCAAAGGATCAAGTCCGAGGATGAGGCTATGAGGGCCTTCATTGCCTCGATGCCCGAGGGCGACGTTCTAGATTACTTGCGGGCTCCGATCAATCTGTTCAGCAACGCGATGGCTGGGCTCGGTGCTGAGATGATCGGCAAGGGCAAACGGTTTGAGGAAAAGTACGGGTGGAAGCCCAAGACGCAAGCTGAGATGAACGCGGTCAATTCCTTGCTTGAGGTAATGGACCCGGCGATTGCGGCGATGGACTACCTGAAGATCCCGCCGGTTGTCGGACCTAACGTACCGACGATTGCTGCGGCGATGCGCGGGGTTGACAGGGCTGCGGTGAATCTCAGTGGCCAGCAGGCTGCTGCGGCGGCTAGGAAGGGCGCTACCGCGGCAAAGAACGCGGTTAGGGACGTAGCGACCAGTGACGCTGCTTACGACATCATGAACCGGCTTGCGGAGGCTACCGGGGCTGCGCCAAAGCAGATCATGATGGGGCCGATGTCCAAGACGTGGGACCATGGCAACGCCGCTTTAGCGAAACACATGGAACTTCAGGGAAAAAACCCGCGGGAAATTTGGCAAGCAACCGGAACGTTTCGCGGGGCTGACGGCCTTTGGCGACAAGAAATTCCTGACGTTGACATGAGATACACCGGCAACGCAGTTGAACGGAAGCAGTACGAAAGCGCCAAGAAACGGCACGAACAGGCCACGGCAAGGGCAACAACGCCTGAAGAAGTAAATGACGCAAACAATTATTGGAACAAAACCAGAACCGATGCCATATTCAATTTAACTGGGAAAGCACCGGACTTCGTCAATCATCCAGAATTGTTTGCGGCATATCCAGAGCTTTCCAATTACGTTTTTAGGCAATTAGAGCCAACTAATAGCCAATTTTACGCCTCAGAAAATGTAAACGGTTATTTTTCCCCCGGTGGGCAACGCATAACAATAAATTCTAATGCTCCAAACAAACGATCAACTGCGTTGCATGAACTGCAACACGCAATCCAAGAAATAGAAGGTTGGCAGGATGGAGCTAGCCCTGAAGAAGTGGCCGCTAGAATGGCGGAACGAGATATAGCCAAAACAAGAGAGGCGGATCTTCTTCAGTCAATTCAAGATATGCAAAAAATATTGCCGTCTTCTGCTAACAATTTAATTTTGACTGAAGGGCAAAAGTTAAAAAACATTCAAGACTTTTTAAACAAAACAAAACAGCTTGAAGGTGAGACAAATCCATATGATGCTTACCGCAAGGTTTCTGGTGAAGAAGAGGCCCGGATGGTTCAGCAAAGGCGAAATTACCCAGAAGAGAAGCTAGCGAAACGGCCGCCCTTTGAAGACTACGAGTCCGACCCGTCGTTGCACATCACCGAGTTTGCTGATGGCGGCGCGGTGATGATGGGCTCCAATAAAAAAATGCCAAACGATGAAGCGGCATTTCAAAATTGGGTTCGCGGAACAGATTGGTTTAAAGAGTTTAAGGCTGAGTACAATGAGGAACCAGACTTAGACACTAAAGACTATGATTACAGGGCTGCGTGGAAAGCTGGCGTGCAACCTGAGCGCGACCCATATGACAACAATCGTTTTCACTGGCCTTCTTCCCTGCCAACGGGGGAAATGCTTAAATCGGCAGATCATCCTACGGCGTGGAAAGAATACTTTATGCGAGAAACAGGTGTAAACCCTGATGCTTTAGGATTAAAAACACCAGAAGACGCAAACATTTTTATAGAAAACATTTCTAAAGGGCAAGAGAAAGCCGCTGGTGGAGAGGTTAATAAAGGACGGGCCGCAAGCATTGGCGGAGAAAAGTTCTACAACGCGGCTCTTGCTGCTGGCTTGCCGCTTGACAACGACACGCTAAACAAAATTGTTGATTTGGTTAACGCTGGCCATTCTGTAAGCAAGGCGGCTCAATTAGTCAAGGGCGGCAGCGAAGTTCATGCGGCTAAAGGTGGCATTTTAGGTGCGTTAGCTCGTACCGCGGAGCGAGGGGTAGAGCGTGCTGCAAAAGCCGCTAAGCCAATAGAAAGCGTTGTGCAAGTATCCACAATCAAAATGCCCAAAGCCGCGCAGGAAGTTGTGTCTGACGCAGAGCGAGCGGCAAACCTAGCCAAGTTCCTTGAGCAAAGCAAAAGAAAAAAACGGCTGTATCACGGAACCAACTCTGACTTTTCTGTGTTTGATGCCAGCCGAGCAGGGGAGAACACTGACAGCAACGCATCAAGCGAGGCATACGCGCAGACGGCAAGGCTTGGACATTGGCTTAACACAAACCCAATGGCTGGCCCAAAGGCTGGCTATGACGTGGATATGCCCGTCTACGTTTCAATTAAAAACCCCAAACGGGAAATAAGCCTTGATTTTTTGGCTCAAGGTCTTGAGGGAACTACTGGAAAAAAATACAGAGATCAATTAATCAAAGAAGGTTACGACGGTATTGTTCTGCCAGATGAAGAGTTTGGTGGAGAAAGTTGGGTTGCCTTCAGTCCCGAGCAAATTAAATCTGCATTGGGTAATCGCGGCACCTACGACATTAACGAAAAAGACATTACTAAAGCCAAAGGCGGCGAAGTTCATGCGGCCAAGGGTGGTTTCTTAGGTGCGTTAGCTCGTACCGCGGAGAAGGGTGTTGAGCGTGCCGCAAAGGCAGCCAAGGTGGACATTCCCCCGATGGGCATCAACGTCAGGACCGACAGCAAACTGAACATCCCGTTTGCGGATCTGATTGTTGACGGCCAGAAAGTGTACGAGTCGCGCAAGAGTGATTCGCTGCGCCCTTACGTCAACAAGTCTATGTCAATAGTGCGGACGGGCAACGGTCCGGCGAAGGCGATCGGATCGGTTGAGATTGGCGAGCCAATGATTGTTGACGCCAAGACATTCAGAGAGATGCAAGACAAGCATTTAGTGCCAGAGGGTTCAATGTTTGACATTGAAGCGGAAGGGCAAAAGTATTTGTATCCGCTTAGTAACTCCCGGCGATTTGATCAGGAGTTAGATGTTGGCCATGGCATTAAAGCACGCAAGGTAATATTTCCGGATGACTTGGACAAGAAGAAAGGCGGCGAAGTTACAATTGACGAATTCCTTAACCGAATGAAGGCGCGGTAATGGGCATACTTGATCAGGTCGCAAAGACCGCAAGAAAGGCAAAAGCCGTTCAACCCCTGAGAGAGGCGGTGCTTGCGGCGGCCAAGGCCGTCAAGGATGCAGAACAGTTGGCGTCTGCTCCGGTAGTTCAAACGGTGGCCGATCCATTAAGGATGCAGTATCCGGGCATTTACAAGCGCCCTGACGTTATTGCCGCGGAGGCAAACGCTCGTGTTGCGCCAGAGTCGCCAATGCTAAAGAGGCTGTTTGGCGTTACTCGTGAAGACCTGTATGAGATGGGCAAGGATCGTAAAGGCAACCTGCCGGGTACGTTGCCGGGGCTGGTCGCAAAGCCCAAGGGCTCAAAGGTCAGTGCTCAGATTACGACTCCTGAGAACACGCAGCGCATGATTGACGTGATGTCTGAAGCGGAAAAGTATCCGGCGTTAGTACGGGGCATGGACCCGTGGTACGTCATGGATCCGTTGTTCCAGAAGATGTTGCGAGAGCTCGGGCCAGAGAGAGCGGCAAACGAATACAACCTAATGAATCACCTGTTTGGGATGTCTAGTCCCGGATCTGAGGTGATGACAGAGATTCCTAGGGGCTCTGCGGCGTATTTCTTGCATAAGCAGGGCCGGTTCCCTGACTTTGAGAAGTACGCGGGAATGCCGGCGGACTTGCGCGGAGCAGACTTCCCTCAAGACATTTTGACGGTTCCGGGGCACGCATACCACTCAACGGCGCAAGCAAAGCCGATGAGAAAGTTCCTTGAGAAGGGTGAGCTTGATATGAGCAGCCCCAAGGTGCCTATGTACATTCAGGCATCTGGCGTTCCTGAAGTAGGGTTTCAGACGGCTACGCCGGTTGGAGACGCTCACTGGAGCCGTGCCGTAGGGTTGGCGGACGTTCGGGGTGGAAGCCCGGCGAACTGGAAGAAAAGCGTTTCCAATACGGAGATGTACGATCTTGGCCCGTGGTGGCGGGAGCAGGTTGCAGCTCCGCTAGGGTTGGAGTCGGTTCCAGCGCAAGCAAGGGCGTGGGGAGCGTTCAGCCCTCAAACTGGGGTTACGACCCCGATCGGGGCTCCCAAACTAGAGTTGATTGCTGATCAGGCGGGAATGGCCGCGGACCGGCTTGGGATTTCCCCAGAGGATGCGTTGATGTTGTTCATTAACGCGCAGGGGCGTCTTGGGAAGAAAGAAGGCGGCGCGGTGATGATGGCCAAAGGTGGTTTCTTAGGTGCTTTGGAAAGAACTGCAAAGAAGGGCCTAGAGAAGGCGATTAAGACCGCTCCACAAGACGAGGCTCTGAGGCTTGCCCAGTTGCGTGCAGCGCTACCACCGGCGCAGGGTGGGTTAGGGTTGCCAGCGAACAATACGCCTGAGCAAAGGGCAAGGGCGATGGAATTTGATTTAGACAAAAATTATGTACACAATACCTCAAGGCCTTTTGACAAAATAAAAGAAAACGGAAAATTTTCTGGAATTTTTGCATTGCCCAATTACTCCGCGAATTATGGCAATGTTGATATGCCTTTAGTAGCCCGTGGCAAAATCGCCTCAAGCTCAGATTTAAGAGGCTCAATTAAAAACCCATCAAAACAAAAGAAAAGAGCTATTGACGAAGAGATTCCAAGCAACATTAAAGACCCAGCAGATATTGCGGATGCGTATGTAGAAATGCAAAAACGTAGAAATGAATTGGCTCGTGAACTGGGTTATACTGGCGTCAAAATGAATGACGAGTTTGGAGATACTATATCGTTGGTCTCCCCAGAAAACATTCGTTCCCGCTTTGCAGCGTTTGATCCATTTCGCAGAGACGCAGCCACTGCTGCAGCGTTTGGTGTAGCGGCACCAGATTTGTTGGCTCAAGAACAAGAGCCAGAGAAAGAACTTACAATTGACGAATTCCTAAGGAAACAAGGCTACTAATGGCTACCGAGTTCCCAATCGACCCAGAGTACAACCGGTTCATTAACGGCGAAGCTGACGACGCTGAGGCTCCCGTTGAAGACCTGAACCTTGATGGATCAGAGATTGAGGAGTTGCCGGACGGCTCTGCGATCGTGCGGATGGAGACTGAAGGCCCGTTAGAGAACGAGGACTTCTATCAGAATCTTGCGGACAGCGCGGATTTTGACTTCTTTGAGCTTGACGGCATTGCTTCGCGGTACATTGAGTATGCGGAGAAGGACAAGGAAGCCCGAAAGGAGCGTGACAAGCAGTACGAGGAAGGGATTCGGCGTACTGGTTTAGGTAATGATGCGCCCGGCGGAGCTAACTTTAACGGCGCGAGCAAAGTTGTACACCCGGCGATGGCTGAGGCTTGCGTTGATTTTGCTGCTCGATCCATCAAGGAGATGTTTCCGCCTGATGGCCCGACCAAAACCAAGATTTTGGGTGACGTTGACGACGAGAAGGTTAAGACGGCAGAGCGCAAAGTTGAGTTCATGAATTGGCAGTTGACGGAGCAGATCGAAGAGTTCCGCGACGAGCAAGAGCAGATGCTCACGCAGTTGCCTTTGGGTGGCAGTCAGTACCTGAAACTCTGGTACGACGAGAAAAAGAAACGTCCGTGCGCTGAATTTTTGCCGATTGATAACGTCCTGATTCCGTTTGCGGCCGGAAATTTCTATACAGCTCAACGAGTTACGGAAGTCCACGACATTTCGGACCACGAATTTAAGAATCGGGTTCGTTCTGGCTTGTACCGTGACGTAGATTTTGTCAAAACCAATATCGAGCCGGAGCAGACTGGGCCGCAGAAAGCCACCGATAAGATTGAAGGCAAGCGCTCTGGGGACAACAACGACGGTATTCGCCGTATATACCATGTATATACATGGCTGGAGCTTGACGACGACAAGTACACGAAGGGTGAGAGCGCTCCGTATATCGTGATGATCGATGACCAGAACACCGAGGTGATTGGTCTGTACCGTAACTGGGAGGAAGGCGATGAAACAATGGCCAAACTCGACTGGATTGCGGAATTTAAGTTTATCCCGTGGCGAGGCGCTTATGCTGTTGGGCTGCCTCATCTTATCGGGGGTCTGTCTGCGGCTCTTACGGGTTCTCTGAGGGCTCTTCTAGACACTGCGCACATCAGTAATGCAGCGACAATGCTGAAACTGAAGGGAGCTAAGGTTTCTGGTCAGTCGCAGCAGGTTGAGGTTACGCAGGTTAACGAGATTGAGGCCGCTCCGGGGGTGGATGACATCCGCAAACTTGCGATGCCGATGCCGTTTAACCCGCCCAGCCCGGTTTTGTTTGAGTTACTGCAGTGGTTGACGATCCAAGCAAAGGGCGTAATCACTACGGCAGAAGAAAAGATCGCAGACGTGAACTCCAACACGCCTGTTGGTACGACTCAGGCGCTGATTGAGCAGGGAGCGGCTGTTTTCTCGTCCATTCACGCCCGTTTGCACGAGTCGCAGGGCCGGGTTCTTAAGATTCTGAGCCGAATCAACCGCTGGTACCTTGAGGACATGAGGAAAGGCGAGATTGTTGAGGATTTAGAGATCAGTCGCGAGGATTTTGCTCGTTTGACTGACGTTGTTCCGGTTTCTGACCCGCATATCTTCTCTGAGACCCAGAGAATGGCGCAGACCCAAGCGGTTATGGCCATGATGAAGGACTATCCGGACCTATTTAACCGCAAGGCGGTGGTTTCGCGGTTCTTGAAGCAGATTAAGGTGCCGGGTGTCAACGAATTGATGATTGACGAGCCCGCGCCGGAGAAGGCTGACGCCGCAAACGAGAATGTGTCAATGTCTATCGGTCAGGCGGCGTTTGCTTACCCCGAACAGGACCATTTAGCGCACATTCAGGTCCATTTGGACTACGCCAAGGATCCTACGTTGGGTAGCAACCCGATGATTGCGGGTGGTTACTTGCCAAAGGCCATGGAGCACATCAAGCAGCACATTGTGCTGTGGTACATCAACCGGATGAACGGGTACACCACTAAGGCTCTTGGCCAAGAGGTCAAGAACTATGATGTGTCTAAAGATCCTAAGATGATTGACAAGATGTTTGCGGCTGCTTCAAAGCACATCACGATTGACACCAAAGAAACTCTTTCTGGGATTCTTCCGGTGATTCAGCAGATGATGCAGACAATGGAGCAGTTCAAGCCTAAGCCTCCGATGGATGGTGCTAATCAGGTTCTGTTGCAGACCTCAATGGCTGAGACCCAGAGACGGCAGGCTCGCGATCAGGCTGAGATTCAGATTCAACAACAGAAGGCGCAGGCTGACGAGCAATCGAAGATTGCCAAGATGCAGATGGATCATCAGATTGCGGTGGAGGACTTACAATTGCGTCTGGCCATTGCAACTGGCGATAATGAAACCAAGGAGCGTATTGAAACTGCTCGATTGACTAGGGATGCGGCGCGTCTAAGTCACGATCAGCAGAAGACGGCTTTGGAGTTTGCGAAGGGCGGTTTAGTTCAACAAGGAGATAGCTATGGCTACCAGTGACGCAGAGCAGAAGGAACCGATGGTTCCGCAACACAAACGTATGGCGCAAGGCGCTCCAGTTAATGGAGCACAGCCCGCAAAACAAGGGAGTGCATTGCCAGCGAAGAAAAAGTGAAGACGTTAGGAGACCTGATCGGCGGAATCAAAAGCAGACAGCTAGAAATAGCTGCGTCCTTAGCCGCGGGAAACGCGGTGAATTGGGACACTTATGTTCGCATGACGGGTCATTACGCGGGGCTTCAAGAGGCCCTAGATATTCTCAACTCCTTAATGGAAGAAAATGATGACTAACGAAGAAGCGCTGAAAGAAAGCGCTGAGTTAGCTTGGGCGTTTCCAAGCGTAGATCCGGGGGCCAAGCCCCTCGGTGGTCGGATCCTTGTTCAGTTGCGCCGGACCAAGAAGAAGACTTCGGGCTCCGGCATTATTTTGGTTGAAGAGACCAAAGAGACTGAGAAGTGGCAGAACATGGTGGCTAAGGTCATTCATGTCGGGCCTTTGGCGTTCAAGCACCGCGATACGATGCAGTCTTGGCCAGAAGGCTCATGGTGTGAGCCCGGCGACTTTATTCGCGTTCCCAAGTGGGGCGGCGATCGCTGGGAGGTTTCTGTTCCGGGTGAACCCGACGAAGATCCTGCTTTGTTTGCGGTCTTCAACGATCACGAGATGATCGCGAAGGTTACGGGTAACCCACTGAACATGAAGGCCTACCTATGAGCACCGAAGAAACCAAAGAAGAGATTGCGATTGTTGAGTCGCCTGACGGGTCGGTGACTGCGGAGCTTCCAGAAGGGGTCGAGAATCCCCAACAGGAGGCCGCAGGAGGCGACGACGACGCTGATCACCCCGATGATACGGACGCGCAGCGCGAGGCCCGTAGGAACCGGCGCAGAGCCAAGAAGGACCACATCCGCAAGTCTAACGAAGAGAAGGACGTGCGCCTGACGCTGCTGCAAAAGCAGAATCAGGATTTGATGGAGCGTCTTGCCGGGTTGGAGCGCAAGTCTTACTCGGCTGATTTAGCGAGATTGGACAAGGCGATTGAGGACGAAGAGCTCCGTCTGAATTACGCCACGGCCAAGATGCGCGAGGCTACGGACACTGCTAACGGGCAGGCGTTCACGCAGGCTCAGCAGATGTGGTATGACTCCAAGCGCAAGATTGAGGCAATGAATGGCTTCAAGGCTCGCGCCGCGGAGGCCGGTGAGCAGCAAAGTCAGGGAACGGTGAATCCTGATGCGGTTAAGTTAGCGCACCGCTGGATTGATAAAAACCCTTGGTTTAATTCCGATGGCGATGACGAAGATTCGCAAATTGTTCGAGTCATTGACCAAAAGATGATTAAAGAGGGATGGAATCCTTCTGACCCTGATTATTGGGATGAATTGGATAGCCGCTTGCAAAAGAGGTTGCCAGAGAAGTACAATCAACGTAGTGAATCAAATAGGAGCAGACCTAGAAGCGTGGTGACGGGAACGGGTCGAGAGACGGGTAGGGCCTCTGGAGGCAATACTTTTGTTCTTGAACCGGAGCAAGTGCGAGCGATGAAGGATGCGGGGCTTTGGGATGATCCGGAGAAACGTGCCCGAATGATCAAACGCTATGCCGCAGAAGCCAAACTTAATAGGAATGCTTGAAATGGATTCACGACTTAAAAAATCTCTCGGTGCTGGTGGACGCGAAACTCGCGCAAGCGAGGACGCAGAACGTGGCCCTGTTGAGGAAAAGTTCATGACCGCGCAGGAACGTCGCAGGATGTGGAG